GAACTAAATATAATAAGCCATTTACTGATATGACCTTCTCAATTGAGTTAGTCCTAATAGTTTCAAACATATTAGAAGATTCTTCATCAAAGTCATATAATTCACGTAATTGGCCGAACACTAAATGCATAAATTCAGGACTAACAGACGAGTCCTGCCCACTTGTATCAGAACAATATAAATATTTCCTTTTAGATAATTCATATTTATATGTTGCAAGTGCACCATTTTGCATGGCATCACCTACTGCTGATACAGTCTTGTTGATACAAAATCTATTTTCATAAAATTGGCGCAAAAAGTCACCAAAAACAATAGCACTTAAGTAAGTGTGTTCAACAGGAAAAGATGTAAATAATCGAGGTGTTTTACCATCAACTCGAAGTTCATCCTTTTGGGCCGCATTAACTATACAACGCGGAACACTATGAGTGGACATTTCAAGATATGAATTTAAGTATGTTGCTAAGTCTAAGTCTTTTCTAGAACTTAAACCTGTTTTCTTAGCAGCAAAACCTAATGAGGCGTTTTTATTCAAATTTTGAAATGCTTCTTCTTTAGAAACAAGGGAACAGCTTGAAATACGATCAAGAAAGTAATTAATGCAAAATTTTGCAATATCTCTATCAATAGGGACACTTTCATGATCATACTTAGCCAAACGATCTAACAACTCTTCATAATCACCTAATTCAGCTATATGATATCCATCACCAGTTTGAGAATGCAACAACAGTTCCTGTCTTTCTACAGGTATCGTCAAGTCAGGTATAAACTGACTTCGCGATGACATTTTCTTTTGGATTAAAAATCCTAACAAACTGATGTGATGGAATATTCTAGGTTCCGACCCCATAAGTTTTTTATAGGTGATGTTTGGAAATAAAGAGTTGCTAATTAAAAAGCAGAAAGTCCTTTCAAAATGAAAGGTGTGAAAGGTATTCCAATGCCAATTCTCACTGAAGAGGCTTTACCTTTAGTATTCTTCTTGACCCCACAGTGGAGACCAACCATTGTAAGTGCATCAGAATCAATTATAAAAGCACCACAATCACCAAACTGCGATTCAACTTCATATTGAATCCTTTTATCGTTTTTAAGGTCAAATGTACAGAATGAAGAAACCTGATCATCTGATCTTGATTGTATTTTACCCTTAAACAACTTAGCAGGAGTTGCTCGAGCAATAGTAACATATGGAACTTCCTTTTCAATCTCATAGACACAAATAGCATCTATAAGTCCAGGTTCAGTTATCTCAACTTTTTGTTTTAAGCTGAGTTTTGGTTTACCATTCACACGATCACTGATACAATGAGTTAAACTCTTAAAATCAGAGTGTGCGGTTACAATCAAGTGAGTTTTTGATATCAAAGTACCAAAACCAATACAATTTTCTCCCTTGTAAACACGTACTACATTGCCAGCTAAAGAAACTGGTATCTTCGCATGTTTTTCAACTTTGCTAGCCCTAATAGGACCTTTTGATTCAGCAAAGCACTTAGCACACAACTTGTTAAACCTACTTGTTTTAGGATTGATACTACATTCAGCACCACATGAGCACTTTAAAGAATGCTTTTCAATCTTAATAACTTTCTTAGCCTTAGGAGGATTCACTTCCTTCTTA